CGACAAATTCCTCAAAGCTCTTGTCAGTTTGCTTTCTCCGGCGTAGGGCGTTCCAAACAATGTAAGCAAGGTAAGTAAGGCGTGGGTCTTTTTGAATCGTTGTTACAGCTAGGTTGAACTTATCCTCGAAGGCGATGAAGTCCGGTGTAGCGCAAATAACTGATTCTTTAGAACCATCTACAAACTCAACTTTGAAAGGGATTTGCATGGTTCTACGCTGTTGCTCGGGTTAGTGCTCCACTTAGCGGCCACGACAGACTCACAGTTGCGAGGTCTCCCACCGTGGAAGCGTAGGGAGTATATTGTGTAACCAAAAATGAACCCGAGTAGCTAGGGTTGCTTGAGTTTACAGTTCCTGAAGTTGGGACAACAGTAACAGTTGCGTTAGTTCCGAGTAGTGGCCAAAGAATTGAGTCAAGTGCGCCAGCTGCGAAGTCCTGATGGAACTCTAGGGTGATTGAGCCAGATTTTAGGCCCGCAATCCTAGTACGCCACTCAGACCCGAAGGCTGTTGTCTCCTGCTCATCAATTTCTATTGGAAGCTCAACCGAAGCAAGCGAGGTGCTTAGGTTAGTTCCGTTGATGGTGACTTTATAGTCAGTTGCTACGAATTTTGCCAATTTATGTTTCTCCTAATCGGCAAATACATCAACAGCAAACTCTGCCGCTAAGTAAGTGCCATCATTCATTTGGATGGGTGTGTAATTTGTCATTTCAGTCACTCGGCAGTCATAGGCTTTGCCACCAAGTGTCTTATCTGATTCTACTGCGTTCTTGATACTTGAGGTTCCTGTGCTAGAGCAGAAGGCATCAAGCGACCTTTGCGCATACTTTTCCGCTGCCCTGCCGACAACGACCACAACGGAAAATCGGTAAAGCGTAAGACCTTTATTGAAGGCTTGGTTATAGTCCACAGTTGTAGGTCTAACCAAGGCAATCGGTGGGTTCGGGTTATCAGGCATTTCTGCGCTCGTGCGTAATCCCGAAATAGTTCCAAGGTTGGTAGCTAGAGCTGTTCTAAGCTCGCTAATGAGTGCCACTATGCGAACCTAATTCTGCGGTAGGGACTAACTAGCTGAGCGACATCCGGGTCAAGCTGGTTACTTACTCGCATAATTCCGATGTCGGAGATACCTGCCACACCGAGTGGGCTATCTAGTCGCTTGTAAATTCGGCTCGACTGAATAACACAAGCTTGGGTTATAGCGATTGGAACTGCCGACCATCCCCAAGTGCCGGTAACTTGTACAGTTGCTTCACCCTCCCATTGAGTAAATAAGTAATCACCAACAGCTCGTATGTGAGTGTATGAAGTCGGTAATCCGTCAACTCTGCCGTTTAGAGGTTCAAGCTGGTAATCATTAGCGGTCCAAGTTTGGTCAAAGCTTCCGTCATCATCTGATTTAGTTTTTAGTTCGGTCAGGCTAATTAGGTCATCAATCTCTGTGATTAGATAATCGTTAGGAGTAAAGATTCTAGTTGCTGTGCCAAGTGATGAGAAGCTGCGGTTAGTATATCCGTCAATAGCTCTTGAGCCTGACTCTATAGCCATCTCGAGCAAAGTGTCATCTACGGTGTCTGTGATTCTAAGTGCTGCCTTGACTTGAGTTAGTGAGGCATAGCCTTGAGTAATTGCCATAATGTTCTCTATTCTATCTAAATAAAAAGATACTAAAAAACTAGTCCCAGCTATTCTCTCGGCGTATCTTTAGTGACCACTCGCCACTTCTAAGGTTATTTTCAGCTCGCCTTTGCTCGTAAAGTCTTTGGTTGATTGAAAAGGTGTGAGCATTTTTAGGACCATAGCCAGCGGCAATAGTGGAGCTGTTGTTATGGTGAATTGTGGCGTGGATACGCTTTTTAGGTATTCCATGTGCATCAATAATTCTTTCATAGTCATTGTCATCAAAGTAAAGTGGATGAAACAACTCACTACATAATCCAGCCTTTAGAACTACACCCTCACCGATAGCAATAAAGGCCCAATCGGGAACAGCGTCCGTAAAGTTTAAAGCCTCAGTATCTACCTCGTTGTGTATCTTTTCTAAAGCACCGGGGGCACAATAAGTATCTTCGCTGGCAAAGACCCAATACTTAGAGTGAGGGGTTGATTTAATAACAAAGTTCATCGCTGCTGTTGGCCCTAAACCAAAAGGAACTTGTATAAGCCAAAGATTCTTTACTGTGTCTGGCTTTATAGGCTTAAACTCCCGCTTGCCAGAATTGTCAACAATTACAAGATGCTCAACTGGGTAGTCAATAGAGTCAATCATTCTTTGGGCTAGGTCGTGCCTAGCGTAAGTTGGGAAAGCTAAGACCGGAATCATTTAAGTAACTTTCTTAGAATTGGCATCCAGTTATTCTCCCATACCTTTTCAACATCGAACTGACTCGCAAAGTCTATGGCTACCTGTGATGGTCCACGCTCCGCTTTGTAAGACTCTTCAAGCGCATTTACTAAGCTAGATACATTGGGGGTCATCCACCAAGCATCTTGTCCAGCATCCCAACTTAGCTGTCCATCGGTTAGCCAAGAGTCAGGGCTTACTAGGTCCGGGGTAGCTGCCCAGTTAGAACCGATTACCCTAGTGCCACAAGCCTGAGCCTCAACGCTAGGAACGCCAAAGCCTTCACCAAAGCTAGGCGCAAGCAAGACATCCATTCGACTATAAAGAGCAGCAAGGTCAGCTTGAGCTAGTCCGAACCTGTAATCATTAGGGTTAGGAAAGATGACCTGCTCTTTAGGTATACCAACCGAGTTCAGGATGTTTAGTAAGTTCCAACCACCGGCTTGACCCATACCATCTGTGTGTAGATACAAAACAGCATCAGAGTGTTTCTTAGCAAAGATACTAAAGGCAAGGATAAGTTCGCCGAAAGCTTTCCGGTGTACTAGGCCTGATGCCTTGTTAGCCGCAACAACTCCGACTAGGAACTGGTCTGGCTCTAGTCCCATATAAGCGTTTATCTCGTGTTTACCTATTTTGCTTGTTGGCTTGTAAACCTTGGTATCTATTGCGTGAGGTGCGTACTCACAAGCAATACCCTTTTCGGTTAGCTGTCTTACTCCGTGTGGTGACATCGCTATTGGGGTGACATTCTCTTTGCGTAAAAACTTTTCAACTCCCGGCGGTAAGGTTACATGGTCAAGCGGTGTCCAAGCTGCGATTGGAAAATCATCGTAAAGCTTTGACTTCATAACCCAGACATCGTAAAGACTTATAAAAAGATTTGGTTTGTCGTGCTGTGAGATAAAGGTCTTGTGGTCAACCGGACCCGAATCATTTGAGTAAAGGTCAAGGCCTCTTGGGTAGTGTGGAACTTTTCCATAAGGGGTTGAGATTGTCCCGGGGATTCCCTCAAGCCCATAGTTAGAAAGCATTGCGACATCAAGGCCAGAGCGTTTGAGTCGGTCAAGCAACATAGTCGCTTGTTGTCCGTATCCGGTTGGTGCGTTGTAGCTGTTAGACCAAAGGCTTACAGCTCCAGTCAGTTTCTCTTTATTTGTAGGCATACATAAACAATAGCAAAAAAAGGCAGGGGCCGCAGTCCTACGCTCTGCGACCCCTGCCAGCTTTTTACTGGAGAGCTAGGGTTTAGCTTGCTCCACCCTTGAAGTACCCAATGTGGGTAGCGTGTGTTAGTCCACCATCAAGTCTGATTAGACCTCTGTAAGTGACGGTGTCTGTGTTGAACGCAAAGTCTGCGCTCTGGTCAACACGGATTCCACCAGCAACACGAACCTTGAAGGAAGGCAAGTGTCCAAAGAGCACGCTCTTTGTTCCGGTGCCAACTGCGGCAACATTTGGGTTCTCAAATACTGGGTAGCCAAGCAAGGTTGCTGGCTGTCCTGGTACTGCTGAGTTGGTCCAGATATAGTTTCCTGCGCCATCCTTTAGCTTGCGAGCTGCTGCGATACCTGACTTGCTCATCTGGAAGCCTAGGCCTGGAAGTACGCGAGCGCCATCGGCGATTCCGTAAACCAAGTCAATTAGGTTTTCGTATGAAGCAGCACCAGCAACACCAGTTCCACCAGTTACTACTGAGCCTGCGGCAGCAGATAGCTTTGTGGTTAGAACAGAGTTAGCCTGTAGACCCAAAGAGGTTCCAAGCTGCTGTGCGATGTAGCTAGTGATGTTGAATCCGGCATCAGTTACTAGTTCCTGAGCTACCTGTACAAGTGCGCCGTATTTCTCAGCACCAAGGGTGATGGATGAGAATGTTGGGTTGCTCTCGGAGATAGTTCCAGCAGCTGCTACTGAACCTGCGGATGAGGTAGCGGTTACTGTCGGGATTACTAGGTTCTCACCAGAGGTGGTGTTGAATACCTCAGACACGGTTAGCATAGGACCGACTAGCTGAGCGATTTCAAACACTTGGTCGAAGAAAGACTGACCAACGGTATTGCTGGATGGTACTAGAGTACGAGCTTCACGAGCAAAGTCGTATCCACGCATTTCGCCAGAAGCGATTGAGCGAAGAATGTCAGCATCAGAGTTTGAAGCTGATGGTGCTGATGGTGCGAATGAAGCTGCTGCCTCAGAAGCGCGAGCTTCACGCTCTGCTAGGCTGCGAGCTGTGTTGATAGCTGTATCGGCTGAGTCAATGTCAGCTTCGATGCGAGCAATCTTTTGGTTTTCTTCAGCGGATAGTCCACGCTTTTCAGCCTGTGCAATGTCTAGAACTTCTCTAGCCTGTGCGATGAGGTTGTTGCGAGCATCCATCTGTGACTTAATAAAGTCAGACATGTGTATCTCCTAAATAGATTGAATTGTGGGTTTCCTGCGGTGCTGACACTCAACAGAGACAGCGGTGCTTACACTCAACTGTTAGTCATAATTTTATAGGCAAAAGAAAACCCTAGCTCAGAAAGGGGGTTGAGCTAGGGCTAAAGAAAACTCTACCGGGTTTCTTTACTTTCAACAACCCTTGCTTCTTTGGCTGGGTTGTATGAGTTTGTATTGTCTAGTTCCCATACTGCTTTAGCTAGGTCATCAGCTAGGTCAGCGATTACGCCAACTGATGGGTTGCCAGCAGCTTTTAGGATAGCTCTCTTAATGTCATCTTTGCTTGCCATGTTTAGATTCTTTTCAGTAGTAGGTCAAACTGCTTTTTCTTTAGGTCTAGTAGGTCAAGGCCGTTGTCAATTACTTCATCAATCTCTGGCTGTGCCTTTAGCTTGTTAACCACATCGGTAATCAGGTTGGCATTAGCCTCATCTAATTCTTCGCCTGACTCTAGCTTTAGCAAGGCATCGGCTAACTGGTCAGGATTAATGGTTTGGTTGCCAGAGCGAACCTGAGCAGTCGTGTCTGGATAGGCGGCAAAACTAACCACGCTGACTTCAAATAATCTAACTGACTCTAGGGTGCGTGTCTTACCATCGCTTGACCAAGAATCTCTAATGACATTGAATCCAAAAGACATGGTGTTGATTACATTAGTGCGAAGCAACTCAGCGACATCTCTACCTCGGGTGGTATTCGGAAGCTGAGCAGTAACCTTTAGGCCTCGGTTATCCTCGACAAGTTGCATAGTGCCACCTCTAAGGGAAGCTAGTGGCTCACCTGAGTCGTGATTCCAAAGTAGCTTGACCTCGTTGCGAGATTGTAGGGAACGCTTGAAAGCACCCGGGGCAACATACTCGATAAAGCCACCAAGGTCCTCGGATGGGCTATTGAATACAGAGGCATAGCCGGTAAAGGTCATACCGTCACCCTCAGCTCTAACCTCGAAGTCAACGCTGTTAGTGCGTACCTCTGGCTCTTTAGTCTGTGGGCCGTCAATCTTTAGTGCGATTGCTCTAGCGACCTTTAGCCACTTGTCTTTGTTATCCATGCTGTTAGTTTCCTCTGCTCTGATTCTAGCAACTATTGAATCAGCGTAGTCTTTAGTGCGTTGCGCTGCTCGCTTGCTTGGTCCTGAACCCCAAAGTAAGTGAGCCACTACACCTGCTGATGGGTAATTATCTGAATCTGGGTTTGCATCTGGGGCATCAAGGTCAACTAGATGTCTAGCAATCCAAGCGGCAATTCTTATCCACTTATCATCGCTGACTCGACCCTGAGCCATTTCTCTAGCCTCTCGAATCGTGCCGGGAGTAACGCCGTCACCAGCAAGGCCTTCCTCGTAATACTCAAGGCCTCTCCGGGCTGCTGCTCTCATGTAGGCAGGAGCTTCTTGGTTTATAGCCCTTATGTTATCTAGTTCATCCTCAGGGCTGTCTTCAATAGTCTCATCAATGCTTTCAGGCATTTCTTCCTCAATCTCCTCAACCTCGACAGCAATCATCTTTGGGGTTGGTATCTTTTCTAACTGAAATACATTAATAACCATCATCTTGTCGGTTGGCTCAAAGATGCCGTCTTCAAATTCAAATAGTCGAACGATAGCAAACTGACTCTCAACCATCTCAACCTGAGCTGCAACTCTTGGGTCTAGTGGTGACCAAGAAACAAAGTCACCGACCTCTAGAGAACCAACTGCGGCTCTTTCGCCAACAAACTCGGTATCCTCATCAATACTGATAGCGACAGCTTGGTCAATAGCAGATTCCTTTGAGTCGTGGCAACCGATTAGTTCGCCATCTTCCTTCTCAACTCCCCAGTTAGGGCAGTCAGGATTTGTCTGTGTAATGTAATAGGGCATTTCTATACCTGCTTCAAGAATGAGATGGGGTGATTACCTTTACTTGAAACAACATAGACATGCTCATTTGGATAGCATTGAAGCTCTAGTGAGTCCTCTTTGAAAAGGCTAAATCCATTTGAAGTTGTAACAGTTTCATTGCCGATATAAACAGCAGTTGTATTATCCATATTATGAATGTGTAATCTCCAGTCGCTGACTGAACTTCCGTCAATCGCAACTCTCGCTGTGCCGGCAAGTATCTGTCCTGTAGTAATCGGCATTACTCAACCTCATAAGCCGCAGTTGGGTCCTCTGGGTTTACCTGAGCAATACCCTGTAGCTGGACAGTTGGCAATCCGGTGTGAGCAATCTCTGGCAAGCCCATAGCAGCCATTACCTCGGCAGGGTCGAATCCTGAGTTGACAAGTTTTTGAGCCATGTTTACTCGCTTGTCAGTAGCTACAAGTTCAGCTGCGTCAATGTTTACGCTGGCTAGTGGCACTCGAATAATCTCTCCACCGTCAACTGGTGGCAAGTCTTCGAGTCTGCGGATGTCGTTGATGGTTAGGTATCCGGCCTGTAGACCAACGCTGTAAGCCGAGAATCGTGAGTTAGCATCGCCTCGCAATAATCCGTCAAGCGTGAACTTAATGAAAGCTGTTGAGCCACCGGGCTCGTTGACCATTAGTGATGTAAAGGCTGATTCTAGCTTTTGAACTATTGGGCGAAGTGTGTGAGTTACAAACGCAATGTTATTTTGCTCAACGCTTGAATAGGTGTTTGTGCCGGGTAATCCTAGAAGGTGCGGAGGAATGTTAAAGGCTCTAGCTACATCTTCGACAGCCATTCTGCGTGAATCAATAAACTGTGCTTGGTCGTTCGCTACTGTGGTCTGTACAAACTTTGCCCCACCGGAAAGAACACCTGTCTTATGTGACTTGCGGAATCCCTTGTGTCTCGCATCAAAGCCCTCAACTAGTTGCTTGGCTTGCTCCGGTGTTAGGTTGCCGGGAAACTCGATGATACCGTTAGTGCTTGCGCCTTGACCGAAGAATCGAGCAGCATAAGATTCTAGAGCAAGAGCAAGTCCGAAGTTATCCTTGAGTGCTGTAACTCTTGAGATGCCTCGAGTCTCGCCGGGTCGAACGACATCTGGAATGTGTAAGATTTCATTCTTGTTTAGTGGCTTGTTCTCACCTTCATAAATAAAAGTAACTCCACCAACTTTGTCTTTTCGGATTTCAACCTTAGTTGGATTTAGAACCGTCATGTTAACTACTCGGCCAGAGCTATCTCTAAAGACTCGGACAAAGCCGTTACCATCAAGCAACATAGAAACAATCAATGAACCATAAAAAGCTTCCTTGCTTGTATCAATGTCTGGCTGTTGTACCCAAGCTGGTCTTGGTCTAAAAGCGAAGCGTGCGCCATCTCTGCGGATGTATGAGTCAAGTGGCAGGGTAGAGATAGTGTCAGAGATAAGGCTGACCGCTGAAAAGATTGCGTTTACTCTGAAGACTGTTTCAGGGTTGATTACCGTTCCCGATTGATTTAGAACCTCGATGTCACCGCCAGTACCCCAAATTGTCTGGAAGCTTATTGCTCGCTGTTCAAAAAGATTGTTGAGCATTTAGTTATTTCCTTTCGGCAGCCAAGCCAAATAAAAGTGCAAAGATACCGGCGATAATTAAACCTGCCGGGATAAAGATAAGACCTGCGCCAATACTTATTGCTGAAGCTCCGATGATTTGAAGTGTCGTTGCCATATCCGCCTTAGATAAAGAATTGTGGGACAAGTTGCTCATCCTCCACTCTACCAACAGTTGCCCTATCGAAGGCTATGACTGCCGCTACAGCAGCATCAATCTTTCGTGGTGAGCCTCGGTTGTCTTTTACAATTCTAGGCCCAATTCTGTCGGTCTTGACTACTGCGTTGGTTAAGTGTCGCTCAAGTAATGGATTACCATCGTGAATCATTGTTTGCTCTGTAACCGAGGTATAAAACTTAGCACAGGCAGAAACCATCCGGCTTGGGCTAGTTGACGGAAACTCAATAACAGGTAAACCCATCTCTGCCATAGCATCCATAGACCTTTGCCAGCGATAAGGGTCACAGGCTATCTCTTTAACATTATGGGTCGAGCAGAATTGAATAATCATGTCCTCAACCTCTTGAGTGTTTACACGCCAATCATCGGTATCTTCGGGTTGCTTCTCCCAAGTCTTAATCATAAACAAATAGGGCTTCTCATCCTCTTTCGGAATCGTACAACCGACAAGGCTTGTACAGTCTCCGTTAAATGAGCCGTCAAATCCAATAATTATGTCATCATCGGGTAGTAACTCACGCTCTTGAATAAGTGGTTGCCAAGCTCCGTTTGGTAGCCAAGCGTTCATAGAGCTAACCCATTGATTTAATCGCTTTGTTCTAAACTCCGGTTCTGGGGTTCGCCTAACCGCTGATTCAAAATCATCTTTAGAAACTAGGTCATCAAAGCCGGGGTTCGCTCTCCTCCACACTTCTACATCACGATGGTCTGCCTCATCTGGGGCTGCCCACCAAGCCATAAATAAACTAGGGTCTTCTATTTCACCGCTGGCAACTCTCTTGCCGTATTGGTAAAGACTGTAAGCGATAGAGTCCTGTCCGGTCATGTCTGTCTTTTGCCCGGCTGTAGTGATAGCGATTAGCTGACCGAGCTTGCCTCGGTTTCCCATAGCGAGCGAGAACACATCAAACAAAGTCCTATCTTTATGTGCGTGAGCCTCATCAAAAATAATTCGAGTAGGGTTCAACCCTTCCTTGCTATAGCTCTCAGCAGACACGACTCGGTAAACGCTATTTGTCGAGGGTACAAAGATGGCATCTCGATACAAGGTGCAGAGCTCTGAAAGCTCCGAGGTTTCAACCATTCTCTTTGCTTCGCCAAATACGATTCGAGCCTGTTCTTTTTCAGCAGCTACCGAATAAACCTCTCCACCTTGAATACCCTCAGCTATAAGTGAGTAGAGACCAAACGCTGCGGATGATAGGGCAGACTTGCCATTTTTTCTTGGCATCCCGATTAGGGCAGTTCTGAATTGTAGACCGCCATCTTCATCTCTGGCGTAGACATGGCGAATAAGTTCTTTTTGCCAATCTCGCAAGGTAAGTGCTTCACCTGCTAGGCCGGCAATACCGTCTTTACCGATTGAACCAAAGGCCTCGGTGAACTCGATAGCATACTCACCGTCACCACGCTTTATTGCTTCCGGGGATACAGGGGTGAGATAGGCAGGTGGCCAACTATTCACGGTTTGCTTTCTTGGTCATTAATTCTTCTAGTCGGCTCATCTTTTTTACCTCAGCAACGCCGAGTCTGCTTCTATCAGTCGGTGTGAAACCTAATAGAGACAGGTTTGAGTAAATAGATTTTTCTAGCTCTCGCAAGCCTCTCCGGTCTTTAGAATTATTATCTGTCATAACTTTTACTCTCAAGTTCCAACGCTCATCAACCATCTCACAAGTCATTAAAAGAATTTCAATATCGCTGTTGGGACTTATCCAAGCGATGCCCGATTCCCAAACTCTGTCCCAAAGTTCCTTACCGTACTTGAGCAAAGGTCTAGCTGGCTCAGGCGTAGATAGGGCTTGAGGTATAAGCATTACAGTTCCCTGCTCGGGTAACGCTCTCTTTCCCGGATTACCAGTTAGCCTTTTAAGCTCTATCGGTTTCGGGGGTCTACCAACCTGTGCCATTACTTACCCATCTGCGAAGTTAAAAAGTTGTAGGTGTTACTTAGTGCCTTAGAGAATTTTTGAAAGTATCTTTTCGGCTATAGCCTCACCTATTGCCTTAGCCATCAAGGGTGGAACGCTTCTGCCTATTCGCTCGCACCTTTGCGTGTATGTTCCGGTTAGTTCAAAGTCTTTTGGAAAGCTCGATAAAAGTCTTAACTCCTCGAGGGTAAAGTTTCTTTTCTCAGTCGGGTGTACAACAGAAGCTGCTCCTACATTTCCAACAGTAGCTGTAATAGTTGGGACCGGTTTAGCTGGGTTAGGTCTTACTAGCTGAAAATACTTTTCAGAAGATTTGCCGATTTGAGTCTTGTCCCACTCTGCGCCAATAGCGTATCTGTCAAGACTTATGTCCATTCCTGTTTCTTGGTCAAGGTATTTTTCTAAAGGTGTCGTGTCTTTAAGTGCTTCGCTTAGGGAATACCGGTAACTAAAGGGTGAGGGAAACGCCGGGGCAACCTTATACTTTTCAACTAAGTCGTTGCGAACTCCGACAAAGATGATTCTTTTTCTAGCTTGTGGAACTCCTAGCCAACTAGCATCTAGAAGTTTTGCCTCGACTAAATAACCATTAGAACGGAGGTCACGGAGTATTTCTCTAAAGTAACCAATGGCAGTACCTCTAACTAGCCCGGAAACATTCTCGGCTATGAAAGTTTTTGGTTGTATCTCTTTTATGAGTCGAGAGTATTCAAAGAATAAGTCATCAGACCTTTGCTCAGAATCCGAATAAGACTTAACTTTACCCCAAGCTTTTTCTCTAGAGCCGGCCATAGAAAAAGATGAGCAAGGAGGTGAACCTTCAAGCAGGTCAAGTTCGCCCTTCTCTAGCCCGATTGCCTCGAGTATCTCTGAGCCTTTTACATCTCGAATGTCCCGGTCATCAAGGATAACTCCATCGTGATTTGCCCGGTATGTCTCTCTTGCTTCCGGGATAAACTCGTTTGCCCAACGCAAGTCATAGCCAGCCATCTCGAATCCGAGGCATGAACCACCGCAGCCGGAAAAAGTAGAAACCATAGTGAATCCGTTAGTTCCCTTTTTAGCTCGAACCTCATCCATTAGAGGTATCGAATAATCTGGTTTCATTCTTTAATCGCTACCCAAGCGGCAAAGTTTAGGTGTCTCCAATAGCACTCGATGTGTTTAAATCCGGCTTCTCTAAGTAGTTCGACATTCCAATCTGAAGTGACCGGGACAAGGACACCTTCAAGGCTTTCCTTTTTTCTTTCAATTTGCTCTTTAGAGTATCCCTGTGATTCCTTGGTCTTTAGAAAAGTTTCAATCAAAAGTTTGTTAGCGTAAGCATCAGAACCGAGTACCTTTTCTACAAAAAGAAAAGCACCACCTTGGTTGGTATTCTCATAGACATTTTGGATAATCTCTTGCCTGTATTCAATAGGAATAAATTGAAGGGTCAGGACCGATAAGGTAACTGAGGCTCTCGCTCGAGGGTAGGACTTCCTTAAATCAAGGTCAAGTATTTCGGCAAAAGGTATTTCTTTTTTTGCCGCTTCTCTCATAGGTTTAGAAACTTCAATGCCTAAGTATTTAACCGAGTCTTTTAGCTCCTCATAGATTGGCTTTAAAGCAGCTCCTCGAGAACAGCCAAGGTCAACTATGTCGGTATTAGGCTTAGCAAATTTAATAGCTAGGTTAGTAGTTAGTTCCCTCATGCCTTTATAGTCCGGAATAGACCGGGAAAGCATGTCATCAAAAACCTCGGTAACTGCTTGGTCGAATTCCCATTTACCTTTAGGCATAACAGAATCTTTCATTATGATTTTCCGTTCCACTCATAATGACATTTAGGACACCGATGTGTGGTTTCTTCTACATCATCAAAGGTAGGAAATTCTTCGGGCTTAGTATCCTCAGCTATTTGTTCCTTAGCAAAACCGAATTCCTCGATTTTAAAATCAGCTTCCTCTAGCTCGATAAGTTGCTCAGATAGTTTTATCGAATTCCAAGAGGCAAGCTCGGCGGTCCGATTATCAGCAAGAGCAAAAGCCTTGGTCTGTTCGGGTGTCCAGTCATCGGGAATTCGGACAGCTTGAATCTCTAGCCAGCCCAATCTCTTTGCGGCTTCGACTGTTCCGTTGCCAGCCACAATTACGCCACCAGCAGTTATGACTATTGGTTTGCGTTGTCCGAACTCCTCGAGGCTTCCCATAATCGCTTTAATGTTTTGCTCATTATGTTGCCGGGCATTTTCGGGGTCAAGGATTAAATTTTGAATCCGTAGGTTTTCTAGTTTCATTTTTACAGCATACTAAAAAACTTTTAGTTTCGCGGTTATACACAGAAGCTCAGGGGCTCGGGCTTCTT